TGCGCGCGTAGGCTTGCAGGTCTTCAAACGGCAGCCATGAAATGACTGGCCGAATGCCGCCCCAGCTAACGGCGAGGTCTATCACATCGATAACCGACTTCACGCCCGCGTATTGTCCTTGCAGATAGGGATTGGCGTAGGAGAACGGGTAAAGCTCGACGCCTTGGATCGTCGCGAATGTGTTGACGACGGTGTTCATTCCGGGATTGTTTGAACTCGGCAGCGGGTTGGGCAATTGCCCAGGTATCATGGCGCCCGCAATGGCACTCCCCGGCTGCGCCGCTACGCCCCACGCTGACTGACCTTGGATGAGACAGCGCAGACAGCCCGTGCGATAAGCGACTTGCCGGCGAGCCTCGTTGATATAGCGATCAAGGTGAAGTTTCGGCGTGAACACCATGTTGCTGTCGCGGAGCAACCACGATGCCTCTTGCTCATAGAAGGAAAGCGTTCCGTCCAAGCCTTGCCGCCCTCAAAAAGGCGGCCCGGCTTTTGAGGGCCGAGCCGCTAACCCGTCGCGAACGCTCGCGCCAAGGGATTACGCCGGGAACATCTCCACAACGTCGTTGGCGCCGCCAACCGTGAGACCGACCACCGCGTTGGTGAAAGTGCCGGTGCCGGTCACATCACCGTAGACGATCGGGCTGGGGACGCCAGGATAGATGCCGCCGTCATAGACCGACTGGCCCACCGTGGTAAGCGTAGTGCCCGACAGAGCGCCGAGGATCGACGCCTTGCGGGTGCGAACCAAGTTTGCCTGAATGGTCGGGTTCGAGTAGGTCTGCGCCGAGGCGGTGAACCCGCCGAGACCACTGATCTCGATCGTGCCCGAATAGCCCGAGCCGGCCGCGCTGACGGTGTAGGCGGTGATCGTGTAGAGGCCGATCGCCACCGCGACTGCGCCAGAACCGCCGCCGCCGCTGATCGTGAGCGTCGGGAGCGAGGTCGTGGCGTTGCCCGGATCGAGGCAGAGCACTGCGGTAACGGTGCCCGAGCCCGTGAGGACGCAGGTTGCCGATGCGCCATAGCCGGTCGTGTCGCGCGGATCGTTGACCAGCGTGATCGTTGGCGCCGAGGTGTAGCCGGCGCCCTGATCGACCACCGTGATCGTGGACACGGCGCCGTTCGAGATAGTGGCGAAGCCCGTGGCCTGCACACCGGGCGAGCCCGGCGCGGAGAACTGGACCTGCGGAGCATAAACATAGTTGCTGCCGCCGTTGGTGACGGTGATCGTCTGACCGACTGCGCCGCCGACGATGGTTTGCCACACGCTGGCGCCCGCGCTTGCGGTGCAAGTCGGGTTGCTGGTGTAGCTCGATCCACCTTGGAAGACGAGCGCGCCGACCATGCCGCCCGTGCGGTTCGCGAAGCGCCAGTTGACGCCATCGCTCTCCACCTTGATGTGCGTCGCGTCGGGATAGGCGCCCCCGCATGCGCGCCACGTCGTGGTGATCGGGTCGTACTGCTCGACGTTGCTGTACCGGCCGGGACGGCAGCCCCAGTTGCCCGGCGGGATCAGCATCGTGGAGCAAGCCGGCAACGCATAAACGTTGGTCGGCTGGCCCCTCAGAGTAGGAGTTACGCCTTGTGCGCCAAAAACCAAACCACCCATGGGGTTCTCCTACCTCAGATGACAGCCGGCGGTGATGGCGTGTTCGGCCATGCCGCACCAGTGAGCCCGGTGATAACCGCGCCGCTCGACGGCTTGGCGCAGACGAGATCGAGCGCGGTGATGAGGACGCCGATAGATGCGATCTGGCCGAGGGGGATCGCACTCTCGAAGCCCGAGAAGACAAAGGGCGCCATCTCGGACAGGTACATCGCGAGATAGCGACTGTTGATCATGTACATCGTTCCGCGCGGGCAGAACGGGTCGGGGAAGAACGGGGTATCCAGCACCCGGATTGCCCGGAAGCCGGCATTCACCACGTCGTCCTTGCCGTAAATCGATTTCGGCCGAGTGTAGAACTGCTCCGACTGCATGAAGTCGGCCATCAGCGTGGACCAGTCGGCGGGGTTCATCACCGCGAAGTCCGGCGATTCGCCGCCCGCGCCCGTCATGACGCGCGTGAGCGTGGTTGCCATGCCGATGCGGTTCGAGATGCCCGCGGCATTCGTGATGTACTGGCCCTGCCATGATTGGCCGAACTGACCCGAGCGCGAAATGCCGCCGTAGGTCGGAACGTTCGTGCCGTTGTCGTAAGCCTGCGCGAGGCTGTCGAGCGCCTGGGCGTTGGCGTAATTGTTCGAGTAGAGCGACTGAGCGAGCGCCTGCTTGATGACCACCGCCGCGTCGGCGGTGACAGCGCGCAGCTTCGGAATGATGACTTCGCTCGACTGGACGAGCGCTTCCATCCCGAAGAACCCGATCGGCACCATGCCGAGCTTGAGATTGAAGGCGGCGTCTTGAATTGCCGCCTGATCTTCCGGCATCGGGAAGTCGCCCGCGAACGAGCCCCACGAGAACTGCACAAAACTTGCGCCCTGCATCGGGATCGTGATCTGAGACACACCGCCGCGAGCCCGCTGCGCATTGGAAAGCAGCAAACTCAAAAGAGGATGGGCCTGATAGATTTGGACGAAAACCGAAGGAACCACCGCCCTCCGGGTTATAGCCGCCAGCTGATTACCAATTGCACCTGCTGGCGTAATGCCGCCGTATTGTGGCGCATTCGTCGTCAAAGCGGCCATCTAGGCGGCTCCTCTATGAGGCTGATAAATGTGCGCGGTTATCTCAGACATCAGGCGGCTTCGCCCTCGGCCAAGATTTTCAATGCTTCGCCTTCCATCCACGCCATCGGATCGCGATTCAGTGCCACGATCGACGGGTCGTCGCTTTCGATGCCGGACCCGAAGAGGTTCATTTTGGACGGGAACATGCCGCTGCTTGCGGCAGTCGGCGCAGGCTTGGGCTGCGTGCCGATGATGTAGGCCGCGGCGCCCTCCACGTCGGAGGAACCCTGCTTTTTCATACGGTCGATGACCGCGGCCATGCCTTCATCGGTGAAGGAATACTGCTGACGCACCGCGTCGAGGCGCTCGCGGAGAGAGCGCTCGGCAGCGGCGTCTTCCTCGGCTTTCTTCTGCGCGTCGAGCCGATCCTGCAATTCCTTCTGCTGCTTTTCGAGCAGCGTCATCTTCTCTTGGATCGGCTTGCTGGCGGCATCGATGTAATCGAGTTCGGGGAACTGCGCGGCGGGCACAATCTTTTTGATCTTGCGCTTCAATTCGAGACCGCCCTCGTTGTCCTCAAGCAGCCGGCGCAGGAGTTCGCGCGACCCCTGGAGGTTCGCGAGATCATCCTTGGAAATCTGTACAGCGTTCGGATTTTCGGCCATGGCGGGTTACCGCTTGCCCGTGGCCGAGCCGCCGACGTGCTCGATCGAGTTGCTGTTGCTCATGCCCTTGGGCGTGCCCGACACGCGCGCGCCGATATCGGTGTGCTTCTTCGGCACAGTCTTCATGATCGGATCGGAATCCTCTTCGGGGACGCTGTTCAAATAGGGTCTCGGAAAAGAGCCTGATGCCATGATCGGTTCCTCGGATTAAGCCGCCGCCGCTGGCGCCGGGGACGCAGCGGCAGACGGCATTGCGGGGGGAGCGCCCGGCGCTTGGCCGGGATACATGCGTTGCAGCGCGGCCATCGGCGAACCCTGCGATTGAGCGCGGGCCGCTTGAAGGAGTTGCTGCACTTGGAGCGCCGGGTCTTGGTGAACTTCCTCGACGCCCTTGGCGATTTCGGTGATGACCTTGAGCAGTTTGGCGTGCATCGGAGTTCCCATCGGAACGCCCGGAATCGCCTCTTCCAAAAGCTTTAGCGCTGCTTGCACTTTTTGCAGGGCCGCTGCGGCATTCCCGTGCTGCGCCTGCGGCGCGGCTACTGGGAGAGCGGGCGGTTTGGGGATTCCTGCGATATCGAGCGGCATGTGCTGTGTTTGCTGTGGAAGACGGCGGCGAGCGCGGCTCGGACGAGATGCGGAGGGAACCGCGCTTGCCGAACCGGCTTACTTCCGCTTGTGCTTGCGATGACGGCGCTTCATGGCGAGTCTCCTAGAGAGAGGGGATGCTGCGGGTCTCAGCCAAGTACCGCAGCGGTACGAGATTACTTGCGCATGGGTGAAGGGTTTTTGGAAAGGGTGGCGTTAAGACAAAAAAGACGCTATATGTCCAAGCAGGGACAGCTAGGACTTTCGGAGACGCTACTTGGCTGAAAACGGCTCACGGCAGTACATGCGGGCGAAAGAGGTTGCCGATATACTCGGCCTGTCCGTCAAATCGCTTTATCGATTGCGGAAGAGGCGGCAAGCAGGGCCGCCGTGGATACGCTGCGGCGGATTGGTGCTATATCCCCGTGCCGAATTCGACGCTTGGCGGAGAGATTTTTCCTAATGCGTCTCCCTTCATCGAAGACCGGACCTTGGGCACGAGACATCGTAAATCAGTGTCTCGCATCGCAGCAAAATCGCATCGAGCGCTATACCGCGTTCAAAAATATCTATCTCACGGGCGATGAGAATAACGACGCGGCAATTTTCAACAAGACATTCGCCTATATCGAAACCGTCGCGAGCTATCTCTATTCGCCCGTTGAGCTGCGCGCGATGCTCAGTTTGCCGCGCCGCTTTTCCAACGCCGTGAACCTCGCGAAGAATTCGACCGCAGCCGACGAGCTAAACGAGCGCGTGCGGGATTCCGGTCTCGACATGAAAGTTGAGGCGGCAAACGTCTGGTCGCTGGTGAAGGGAAAAACTTTCATCAAACTTCTGTGGAGTGATGGGAATTTCGATCCCTATGTCGTTCAGCCGGAATATATGGGCGTGTTGCATGAAGATCGCGACACGCTCGATTACAAAATGGAGGCGTTCGTCCACGTCAGCTTCATCTCCAAATCGCAATTCCGCGATTTCATTCGGGGACGGCCGAACGAAGCCGAGTTGATGCGCAAGGCCTATATGTACATGAAAACAGGCAAAGACACGGGCAAGCCCGATCAGGACAACATCACGCGGCAAGTCATTCTCGGCGGACTTACGCCGTTTCAGATGGCGGGACAAGCGACGCAGCAGAATGCCTCGCGTGGGATGGTCGATTGGCTAGGGACGCCGCGGCCGATCTTCGATCCGAAGACGATGGAAGATTTGATCCGTATCGATGAACTGTGGGTGTGGGATAGCGACCGCGATGATTGGACTACAATCCAGCTCTTTGGCGAAGATACTTTGCTTGAGGGGTATCTCACGCGGCGCAACATCTTTGCGCAAGCTGCCGGTTCCATGAAGACGGCAAATGACAGCAACCCGCTTCAAGGCTGTCATCCCTTCACCGAATTCTGTGTCAACCCGATCGACGGCTACTTTTGGGGCGACAGTGAAGTGCGTCTTGTGGCACTGCTGCAAAAGGCATTGAATGCGCGCATCAATGGCATAAACACGCTGCTGCGCCGCCAAGAGCGCCCACCTTGGATTTTCTCCGGTTCCACCAGCGTCAACCAAAACGCCTTCGCCAAGCTCACAAAGCCGGATGGCTATCTCGCCGATAGCAACCCGAACATGAAGGCGCAGCGGATGAACGTGGAAATTCCGC